TACACCACATCAAATTACCACACTAATCCCTTGGTTTACACCATAAAAGACTAACCGTTGTACTACAAGTATATACTACAAGTGTTAACTGCTCCAAAGTACTTACCAATATGTAAAAATACCCCCGCTGTCAAAGGGTGTATATATATAACGTACGGGGGGGTGGTGGCCCCTGCACCCCTCGCTCCCCCTAGCAAAACCCCATGCCACACCTAGCGTATTACATTAACTTCGTGCTGTAACCCCTTGATAAACCTCAATAATCAGGCTACTCTTAATGTATCACATTAACTTCGTGCTATAACCTACTGATAACATGAGGAAATTCCCCTTTGCTTAACGCATTACATTAGCTCCGTGCACTAACCCCTTGATAACAGGGGGTAAATATCCCAACAGGCTTCAAACGTGACCTATTTGTCACACTCATGGTGGGGTATCAGGGTACCGTGTGGCAAAGGTGCAACAGTGTGTACCACTTGGGCAACACCACCGTTACTAGGGGACAACAGTGTGTACCACTTGGGCAACACCACCGTTGCAAAAATACCACATGCCCCCTGACAGGCTCATTTAGGGCCGCTAGGGGGCCGTCTCTAATCTGGTAGGTGCAAGGTCACTAGCAGGGCAGGTCACAAAAGGTTCACCCTTTGTTCCCATTCGTTCACCTCTTGTTCACCTCTTGTTCTCATTCGTTCTGGTTCTGTTCTCTTGTCATGCCCGGAGCGCATACCTGCCATGACAAATCAGCAATGGTCATTTGGTTTGATTCGTGGTTCGCGCGTGGCGCGTTTCATTTCATACTTAGGGATTCTTTACGTGATAATTGTTTCAACGACTGTAACATTTCGTGATTTGCACCGGGTTCTGACTTGGTGTCTATTGATCTTACGAAACACGCAGCACTAACTAGGGAAGCCTCTAATGTCTCTTTTCAATAAACCTTATATCTCCCCTGTTAGGGTCAAGCTACCCCCTAGCAAGCCTTTCAAACTGCACAACGCCCCTAGGTTATTAGACCGGGCAAGGGTTCAAGAGGCTAAAGACAGGGCCGCTATTGTTACCTTGCGTTACGCCGCTAATGATGGGGAGACACCCCGAAGTGTCGCTGACAAGCTAAACCGTCGGGCCGATAGACTTGAAAAGGCATTGCCCAAACCCGCTATGCTAGGCGACAATCCAAGGGGTCGTGGTCGCAAGGGTAAGGGTCGCAATAAAATTATTTAATCTATTGACTAGCAGTTACATCCAAAATAGGTGTAACTTCATAGGCAATAGCCTAGGGTATAGGTTCCCAAACCTGCCCGATAATAGAAGCCCATATAGCTTGGGGCAGGGGTCGCGTGCAATCTAGTGTAAAAGCTGGGCAAAATAGGGGTATGGTGGGCAAAGCCACCCCCGCGACTAAGGATCGGGATTTCAAGCGGTGGTATATGCGTGACACGTACTAACAGTTTGGTTCCATAGCGTAAAAGGTGGCAAACCTTTTGTATCGCAGGTCTTAGTGAAGGAAAACTAAGCCCCTGATTAGAGTTACGTTGTTATGGGACTAGGCTGTCTGAATAGTAGTTGCGTCGGTATCGTTTGGATAAACCCCTGACAGATAGGGATGCTATCCCATTGTTAAAAAGTAGGCTTTACGGTTTACTAGGACGCAATGGGTTGAGGCTTACCGCCTAGTCAAAACATAAAAAATTATACAACGTTGAGACCTTACCTAATGACCGCCAACGGTCACTTGCCAGCAGGCATGGGGTAAGGTTCCAATCATGGGGCAATCATTCGGTTGCTCTTACTTGGAACCTGAAAGGGAACATCATGGCGACTCTTATTCAACAGATCAAATCGCATTGCACTTTACAAGGCTCGCAAGGGGTTAAAACATTAGCACTTGTGAAAGTGTGTCTGGACCACATGGAAGGTGATAGTGGCGATTGGACGCCCCTAGTCATGCTTGTGGGCAAGTCACAACCTGCGCAGTCACGTATTATTAAGAAGATTGTTGAGAAAATTCTTATTGGATACGTGATTAAGAAAGACGAAAAGCAGGACAGCGGATTGCGTATTGATAAGGTTGTCGATACAAATCAGGGCTTTGATGGGGCCGGTAAAGCTACGCTTGCCACGCTTGTAGAGGACAAGGCCACGCTTCAGGGTGCTGCTGTGAAGGATGCTTTTCTACCCAAGGTGGACAAACCAGACTTCGATATTACTGTGGCGATTGAGAAGAGTGTCAAAGCCATGGCCAAGGATGGGGTGTCTCTGGATGATTACATCGCTGCACTTGTGGCCTATAAGGAAGGTCTCAACGCTGAACCTGACTTCTAAAGACGGATCAAATGATTGAACTGTAAACACCCTGTAAGGTTATACTTATGGGGTGTTTCTATGTCTAATCATAGGGAGAAAAACTATGGTCGTCGATAAGGAAGTGCTGTGAAGGTGTATACCATGGTAAACATAGTCACTGGTAAGGTGGTGCTTGAGACCTGCACACTTGATGATTGGATACGTCACGAGGATAGAAACGTGATGGAATTGAAACCTAAGAAAGGATAAACTATGAGCAATACTTATTTTGACTTCGGAGAAGGACTAGTTCCTGCCTCTATACACCCTAACGGTGGTGGCTGGGTTGCGGATACTGCTACGGTTTCCGGTAATGCTAAGGTCTCCGGGAATGCTAAGGTCTACGGTGATGCTAGGGTCTACGGTGATGCTAAGGTCTCCGATAATGCTTGTGTCTCCGGTAATGCTAAGGTCTGCGGTAATGCTAAGGTCTACGGTGATGCTAAGGTCTACGGTGATGCTAAGGTCTCCGGTAATGCTGAGGTCTCCGGGGATGCTAAGGTCTCCGGTAATGCTTGGGTCTACGGTAATGCTAAGGTCTCCGGTGATGCTTGGGTCTCCGGTGATGCTTGGGTCTCCGGGAATGCTGAGGTCTTCAGGGATGCTAATGTCTCCGGTAATGCTAAGGTCTACGGGAATGCTAAGGTCTACGGTAAGGCTTGGGTCTTCGGTGATGCTGAGGTCTCCGGGGATGCTAAGGTCTCCGGTAATGCTTGGGTCTACGGTAATGCTAAGGTCTACGGTGGTCCTAAGGTCTCCGGTAATGCTTGGGTCTACGGTGAAGCGCCTACTCCACCTGTTGTTAAAGCCCCTTTGGAGGGAAAGGTAATCATTATTGACGGTGTATCGTACACCTTAACAGAGACTAAGAAAGGATAAACTATGAGCAATACTTATTTTGACTTCGGAGAAGGGCTAGTCCCTGCCCACAAGCACAAGGGTGGTGGTTGGGTAGCTGATACAGCTCTGGTTTCCGAGTATGCTGAGGTCTCTGGGAATGCTAGGGTCTACGGGAATGCTAAGGTCTCCGGGTATGCTGATGTCTCCGGGAATGCTAGGGTCTCCGGGTATGCTGATGTCTCCGGGAATGCTAGGGTCTCCGGGCATGCTTGGGTCTCCGGGAATGCTGAGGTCTACGGGAATGCTGAGGTCTCCGGGTATGCTTGGGTCTTCGGGGATGCTAAGGTCTCCGGGTATGCTGATGTCTCCGGGAATGCTAGGGTCTCCGGGCATGCTGATGTCTCCGGGAATGCTAGGGTCTCCGGGCATGCTTGGGTCTCCGGGTATGCTTGGGTCTTCGGGGATGCTAAGGTCTCCGGGTATGTTTGGGTCTTCGGGCGTGCTAAGGTCTCCGGGTATGCTAAGGTCTCCGGGAATGCTAGGGTCTGTGGGGTGGTTTCTGAAGGGTAACACCCTTTGCGAGGGACAGGTAATTGTAATCAAAGGTGTGTCTTACACGCTAACAGAGACTAAGAAAGGTTAACCCGATGATACGTACCTTCCTCGCTGACACCCTTGGTATTATGTCCATCGCTACTATGATGTATGTACTACCGTTTATAGCTTATGGGTTGCAGTAGTTTACTGCGCCAAGCGTCCGGCTTCCTAGGGATAAGCGGTAAGTTTTAACAAAGGTGTATGACACATGGAAAACGCTATACTGATCAGCTTAAAGACTGCGCAGCGTGTGCTGGGTAAGGTGCCTAAGACTATGGGCACTGCCAGTATATACCCTGTGTACAAACGCCGAGCATTGCAGGGCTACTCTATCGTAGTCCGTGGTAAGGCACTCAATGAACAGGCTATGAGCCTACTAACCTAAGGAGAACACTATGCATACGTTTAGAACAGGCGACAAGGTACGCTGTGTTAACGACAAGGATATGACCAGACACCTAACGAGAGGTAAAGAGTACACAGTATTGAGCTGTTGCTCCAAGTGGGTGGACCTTGAGAGTGACTCTCGTTCGTTTTTCGCTGACCGCTTTGAGCTAGTAACTGAGCCTAAGGTAAACCAGTGGCAGGCGCACGATAAGAATTTTACCCTGCCGTACAAAGCAGAGACACACACTATGCCTGACGGTGTTGTCATGTGGCGTATCCCTGAGTCTGTGACAAAGAATGAGACTATGAGGTTCTCAGTGGCGTGGTGTCCAAGCACAAAATCAGCTTACATCTATGATGATGGTGACGGAAACGAGAGCAACGACCATGAACTAAAGGGTAAGACCAAAGACGGTAAACCTTTTGGTGTGTGGACAGTAGACTTTGGAGGTGACACCTAGGGTCTACACTTAGGGTATAAACTCTGGGATCAGTCACTCCATAAACACTAACAAACTATACTATACTGGTAGTATATACTGCTAGTTATACTTAGGGTATGATAAGATAGCAGGTTTTAATACTAAGTCAAGGAGAAATATTATGTTTAGTGTAGGAGACGTAGTTAGTAACTGTGGTACTGAGTATGTAGTTGCTGAGGTTAGCAGGCGAGGTGAGTACTACGTATGTAGGAAGTCTGATGGGGAGCCTGTGGATGGGTTCCATTCTGAGAATATCTTCACCCTTGTCACCCCTACCAAGCCGGTGCTTACAGGTATGACACAGTTTATCAAAGACACAGGAGGAAAGTATGCCACATAAAATGTTAGGAATTACTGCTCACTTTCGTAGGCAAGATGGTAAACCTGAGCTACCTACACTTAACTACAAGTGGAAAGGGTTTTTCTACAACGGAGGTAGGTTATCAGAGCCTAATCTGCTAGACCTGCTTAATGCAGAAGGTGACTTATGTGACGCCTTTATTTGGGAGAGCACACCCCAAGGGAATGACTACTGGAGTGACTTGTACGACGAGCATAACGACAGCCACACCACTCTCCCAGAGGAAGCTTGTGAATACATACAGTACCTCATAGAGGAGCACACCTGATGACAACCTTTATTGATTTCATGCGTAAAGTAGATGGAAGGAAACAACGTGAGACTACTAATAGTACGACGCAGGGGCCTCGGTCACTCAACTTGCAAGGCATTATCGAGTTTGCTACAGGACTTGGGTACAACCCCCTTGGTTTGGAGGAACGACCGGGTGTTCCCGACCACCGTCTTGAACTCTTCTGGGCAGGATACAACAGGGCTAACCACAGTCCTACGATGGGGATGTACGGCGTCAATCACAGTCCCTTCTTCTTCGCGGGGTTTATTTATCAACAACAGCAGAGGGATACACACAGTCAACAACAAGACCCAGTTTCTCCTCAAGTTGCAACAAGAGATGGAGGATCAGACGGGCCTCCTTCCAGTGATCACTTCGGGGATGCAGTCAACCTCCTGTCAGCCAATTATGAATGGGGAGTGGCCGACTCAGCCCAGCCAACAGTGGGTGGTGCGACCCCATCAGCACAGTCAAGGTCGGAACCTGAGGGTGCTGAGTCAGACATCTTTACGTTCCCAGCTGACTGGTGGTGAACTAGAAGGTTACTACGCTCGGCCCCTCGTGCAGAAGAAGGCGGAGTACAGAGTTTACGTGGTGAATGGGAGGGTCGTGAACGTAGCCCAGAAGACACCGGGTAACCCCTCTGACGTAGCTTGGAATGTTGCTCAGGGTGGTAGGTTCGATAACCTCCGCTGGGGTGACTGGCCTATGAAGGTGGTCAACCTAGCCTGCCGTGTCTTCCCTCACACAGGGTTGAACATCACAGGTATTGACATTATGGTTGACCATGATGATGAAGCATGGTTCATCGAGGCTAACTCTGCACCCTCGTTACCCTTCAACTCTGATGGGTCTACTACTTACCGACAACAGTGTGTTGCTAAAGCAATTCACTACACACTCACAGTAAATAAGGATATGATGGATGCAGAGACAGACAGAGGGTGGCGGGGGTACGTACACCCAGCAATCTGGTCAGAAACTGAAGGATGCAACGAGAGCCTTTGAGCTTAACCGCCGTGCCTTTGTGTACGGTACACTCAAGGAAGGGTACAGCAACAACCGTTTGCTTATGTCTTCTCGGAAGATGACTAACACACAAACGGTTAGCAAACTTGTGCTAGGTAACGTAGGTTTTCCCTATGCTTTCCCAGACGATGCTGTCCCTGAGCAATACAAGAAGCTACTCTTCCCTGTCAAGGGGGAGATGTATGAGGTGGACACAGTTAAATCTTTTGTCAACCTAGATATACTAGAGGGTTACCCCTCACACTACAACAGACGTATCGTTCGCTTCGAGAATGGTCTTGATGCTTGGATGTACGTGCAACCTGACTGGTATAACGCAAGGTATTGCGATGCCTGTACACTGGAGGATGAGACATGGTCATGGCCTTAACACTTGATCACACTAGCAGCTTCACTCGTGTAGCTACTAAACGTAAGACAAAAGTATCTGTAGGTTTCGAGTGGGAAATTCCTGCTGAGATCGATGAGGGTGAGTGTACTTGTGGTGACTGTTATGACGGAGAGTGTTCTTACTGCTGTGGTGATATCCCAGATACTGTGTTCATAGATACCTCAACAGAAAACTTTATAGACTCCCACGGTTTCCGTACTCATGTTGAGTGTGGTGGTTTAGAGTTTGCCTCCCCTGTATTTGGTAACATCAGCACGGCTCGACGAGTAGCTCTTGCTCTAAAGGAAGTTGCCTTGCAAGATCGTGCTCTAGGGCCAGACGTAGCCGACTACAACCAGTGTGGTATCCATGTACACTCGGGGTATACAGGGTGGTCAACAGATACTGGTGTAAAGGGAGGTTTTGGTTTTCCTGTTGACGTGCAGAAAGCTTACGAACAAGTCAGTGGTATGCTAAACCGTGAGTCCTCAGCTAAGTTTGTATACGAGTTTTCTGGTCGAGGCAGAAGTGCGTCAGAGGGTTACACCTTCCAAGCTGTGTCTACTTGCTGGGATAGACTTGGGGCAGTGACACCTTCAAGAGACCATCTCTACTCTATGAAAGAAAAACAAATGGTTAGACCCAATAAGTTTGGTAGTGTAGGGACCGTTGAGTACCGCCTGTGGGACGCAGCAGAAGATCGGTTGATCCCTGCTATCGAGTTTGCTCACGCTTGCACAACTTTTATTACCAAGCGTAAAGACATACCGTACATTAAAGAGTTTAAGTTGTGGCTTGACAAGCAGTCAGGTTACAAAGTTCTGAAACAAGATCACGCTATGCGTTTAATCTAGGAGAAAAACTATGGCTACTGTAACTTTAGAGTTAGAGAATTGTATCTTGGTGACTCAGCAGAGACACCCTTCGGATGTGACTATCGTTGGGGGTTCACCTATTTACTTACACGACAACCGGTGGTTCCAAGACATCGGGTTCCTTGCGTCACTCCCGAACGCTAATTGGTCGGACGTTGTAAAGTTTGTTGAAGACAACAAGGAAGAACTGCTTACTAAGGATCGCCAAATCAGTCTCTGTGTAGAGCGTTTGCTCCTTACAACAGGCACTGCGCTTAGTAAACCCGTGTTGGTTGTGCAGGATGTCAGCGGTGGTGCAGGAGTAAGATCAGAAACCACAGTTCTTTTCACACCTCCTCCGGTGCCTCTGGCTAAACCTTACCTTCAGTTCGACTACATCGTTTCAGAACCTGTACTCCCTATAACAGGACGGAGCAGACCTGTTCTAGTACGTGGATACAAGTCAGACTTAACCAGAAGTATGGAGGCGGAACCCTTAACTCCAAGTACCCACCCCACCTCGCGAGTTATGAACTACACCTATCGCCCTGAGTATAAGTACATGACCATGCCTAAGGAAAAGACTGAGTGTTTCTTTGGTCTTGAACTGGAAGTAAACTCCGGTATACCTTGGAATGATATCTACCGTGCTATGGTGGATGTGGCTCCAGTACAAGAGGTGTTCATCTTTGCTAAGACCGACGCGAGTATTGAAGGTAAGTTCTCTGATAACTATGAGATTGTGTCTCACCCTATGTCACCTCGGCGTATGCGTTCAGAGTTCTCTATCTTGTTTAAGAAGCTTGAACGTCTGGTCAAAGAGAAAGGTCTTGAGTGGGACCGGGTGTTTGACATGGACACAATATCTACAGGTATCCATGTGCATGTTTCTAAAGGTTCGTTCACACCTTTGTCTCGTACACACAAGAAAAAGTTCATGCTACTGTGGAACAACTCAAGCACGGGTATCTCTGACTTCACTGCTCAACTTGCGTGTCGTACTATGAAGGGTAACCGCTATATTCAACCCGCCCCCAGCTACTCAGGGCGTTCACTTGCCTGGATGCTTACTGAAGGTAAAAATGGTGACCGTTACGCTGCTTGTAATGAGACGCAGGATACTGTGGAAGTACGAGTATACAGAGGCCAACCATGCCTTGCCTCTGTGCTTCACGCTATTGACACCACTCAGGCTATGCTTAAGTTTACTGAGCAGATGCCTAACTCCCAACTGAACCGCCACTTCCCTGTTCACTTCAAGAAATGGCTTGGTAAACAGAACAAGAGCGCCTACCGTACTTTAAAGGAGACACTACAATGTGCTTAATCATGCTACGAGAACCTAACGTCACCCTTGACAAGCTCAAGTTTGATACTGCTGTACTGAACAACCCAGACGGGTGGGGTATCTCAGTACCAGACATGGAAGGACAACTAGACACCTACAAGTCTGTGACTACAGACAAGGACGGACTGTATAACCTAATCCACGGGGAGTTTAAGGACCGTAAGATGCTCATCCACCTGCGGTATACCACTGCTGGAGAGACCTCTATGCGTAATGCTCACCCCTACCCTGTGCTTGAACTAGGTAGCGACGGTGTTGACATGCGTGTAGCACACAATGGGACGCTCTCTAAGTGGGCACCTCCGGTCACAGGGCCAGGTAGCTGGGAGTCTGACACTCGTCGCTTTGTACGAGGCTATATTCGCCCTCTCTTTAAGCGTCTAATTAAAGGTCACACCAGTGAAGACGTGTTGTCTGACCCTTTCGTAGATAGTATACTCGATGGGCAACTTACTCCTATGTCTGTACTCACCTTCATTGATGGCTTTGGTAATACCAGTGTTGTTAACAAGGCTGGTAACGGTGGGTTCACTGACAAAGATGGGACTTACTTTAGTAACAAGTACTCACACGACCCACTGCACCGTGTACCTGCTAAGAAGTACGGGGGTACATACCAGATGGGAAAGACTACTGGGACGAAGACGACTGGGAGTCGTCCCGCCACTGGAAATACGCATGGGACAGTGAGTCAGATTGGGAAAAACTATTTCACTGACTGCAACCCTCGTTCATTCATGGCTAAACATGGTGTAGACGACCCAGCTGATCTTGCTCTAATGTCTGATGAGACTATCCAACTTCTGGTAGAAGACCACCCAGAGGATGCCGTGCTCCTCATCAAGGAGTTGCTGCTGCTGCATTACAAAGAGTGCCGAGCAGTTACCTCACTGGTACTCAAGGGTGGCTTAAAAGATAAGAAGATCAAGAGGTTACAAGACGAAGTTAATGTAAAGGATAAAGTTCAATGACCAACCTATTGACGTTTGAACCTCAGACTAAACCTGAAGTCAGTGCTATTAGTGAGGACCCTTGCTTCTCTGACTCTCTTAACCAAGACCTTTGGTTCTCTTGCACTCCTGACCTACCAGCCTTACGGTATTCAGGGGTGATCCCAGTCTTTATCTGGGATGAACTTAAGACATACCTAGGCCTTCAAGGGGCAGGTATTACACATGACATGATGCGAGTAGACCAGTACTTGGTTACAAGTAAAGAGAAGTACCTGCCCTTTGCTAACAAGGCGGAGAAGAAGGGTTGTAAGTACGACATGATCTTACCGACTAGCCCTGAGTGGACCAAAGGGTTTAAAGAAAAACCTTTCAATTCTAACACACGTAAAATGTCGGGGCGTATCGTTCACCTAAGTCTTGCTGCTATGCAATCCCTTGATCGTTACTACTTCAACACTGCGTTCCATACACGACACAAGGCTTTGTTCACTAGTGGACAGAGTAACCAAACAGAGATCAGTGCTTGGATGTACACTGTCCCTACACAGAACTTCACTAAGTACCACCCTCATGAAGGGACTTACAGTATGCTCCGGGGCTTTGAGCCTGCTCAGTGTACAAGTAACGACTCCCAAACGTACACAAGTTCTCACATGAAACCTACTTAGGGTATTATACTTAGGGTCTATACTCTAAGTAACTACTCTCTTAGACTTACTTATACCCTAAGTATATACTCTAAGTATAATAACATAGCAGACTTTAATAATAAGTCAAGGAGTAAATAATGTTTAATGTAGGAGATGTAGTAGCTTACGGCTCTACGCAATACACTGTTACAGGGGTTTCTTGCGCGCTACTTGAGGTCAGTAGTATGTCTGGTATCACATGTGGGTGGAACAGGGATAATATCTTCACCCTTGTCACCCCTGCCAAGCCTGTCAACCCGGTGCTTACAGGTATGACACAGTTTATCAAAGACATGGAGTCAAAGTATGAATCATCTATGTAAGGTATTCTCAGGGGATACCTCATCTCTTGTCACCACTAAACAACACGACTACCTGTGTGACGCCGTGAACTTCTGTAACACTAACGCTCAGACAGGTGACCGATGTGTTATCTCTGAGTCATACGAATCCTTGACAGGTGTAGAGGAACACTCTACTATTATGTCTTGGGTTAAGCAAGTGGAGAGCTGGGCATGACTATGACACAGACAAAGAGTTTGGAGATGACTGGGTGAAGTACACAAGAGAAGATGTAGTGCATGGTAAGAAAGTATGGCGGTTCAACTGTCCCAAAGATGTGTCTACCGCTGGTGTAGCTAAGACACAAACCTTTTATGACGGACGTGTAGCTCGCTTTGAGATACCAAAGCTAATACATCTTGTCGAACTCTACCGTAAGGGTGTCATCAAGGAAGGTAAAGTAGGAATAAATTCCTTGATGGTACACTTAATGAACCACTTCATACGGACTGACTACTACCGTGAGTTGTCTGGCTCTACTCAGAAACAATACGAGGCTGTCTTGGGGTCATGCCTTACTACCCCTGTGAAAAGTAAGACCCTCGGGAATACTAAGGTGACCAAGGTAGACGCTAGGCTTTGTCGTGACCTGTATGCACACTGGGCTGCTAACGGTTCTGCCAATTTAGCAAACACCAAGGCACGTATCTTATCAGTGCTGTTAAACTATGCAGTAAGTCTTGAGCTTCTAGTTAACAACCCAATAGCTAAGGTACGTAAGCTGAAGTATAGTCCTGACACTCGTATATGGACCCAAGGAGAGGTCGAGAAGCTGCTTGAGGTAGGGTACCAAAGCTTTGACCTAAGGAACGTCACCCTGTTGGCTCACATGTGCTATGAGTATGCACAGAGACCCGCACATATCGCCCGTCTAACATGGGACAAGCTAGACTTTGATACTAAGTGTATCACTATACGTCAGGGTAGCTGTGGTTCTACTGTGTACCTGCCTATTGAGGAACCTTTACTGTCCTTGCTACTAGAGCAGAAAGAAGCTTGGGGCTTTCAGCCCTACGTTGTACCACACCAGATACCAAGTGGCTCACATTACCACATAATGAAACGCTCAGATATAAATAGTAGGTTCAGTACCCTCAAAGATAAAGCAGGGTTAGACTCTGACCTACACCTAAGGTCACTGAGAAATACAGCTATCATTGAACTTGTGGAAGCAGGGGTTGACGCGGTTGGTATCATGAACGTTAGTGGTCATAAAAAAATCTCAAGCCTTACCCCTTACATAAAACCTACACTAAAAAATGCAACCACTGCGCTATCACAAAGGAGAAAGCTATGAAAACATTTGCAATCCCTGATCTACACGGAGAGTATGACTTGATGCTCTCTGCACTAGACATTATTTACTCCGCTGAATACTCAGGTACTATTGTATTCCTGGGTGATTACGTTGACCGGGGTAAGAAAAGTGCACATATACTTCAGCACCTCATGAAAGAAAAACCTAAGGACGGTTGGTCTTGGGTTACTCTGATGGGTAACCATGAGGATATGATGGCTGATGGTAGCTTAGAGCATATCTGGAAACTTAATGGAGGAAACACAACTATAAAATCTTTCTACTCTACCAGTGTTAGCGTAACGATACGTGAAGCAAAGCAGTGGATTAAGTCTCTCCCCCTGTATCACGAGGATGAACATAGGGTATACGTACACGCAGCGTGTGATCCAACCAAACCTTTAGCGAAGCAAGAGAAAAGTGTACTGCTCTGGGAAAGATACTACGGTGTTGACTCAGGCTCCTTTGATAAGCACGTAGTACATGGACATACACCTCAAAGAGATGGACCTGAGTTGCTGTCCAAACGAACTAACTTAGATTGTGGAGCAGTACACACAGGACACCTTTGTGTTGGTGTCTTTGATGATGACATTAGTGGTGGACCTGTTGAGTTACTGAGCCTGTATAAGGAGAACAAAAATGACTGACCTCAATAAGAAAAGACTACTGCTCCTTGCCTCGGGTAGCGCTGACCACAAGAGACACTACTCACAATACTGTGAGTTGTCACGGGAAGGCTTAACAAGCTGGACTCTAGGCCACGCCTACCTCACACCAGCAGGGCAGCTAGAGTTAGAAAGACTGCAAGGAGAACAAGATGAGTGATGCACTGGATACACAGTGGCCTGACACGTTAATGATTCGTGATACAAAAATACATGATGACCTTGGAGGTTTAGGTCAAAGAATTTATACCACCACAGGAGCTGGCTACAATAAGGTTGAGTACATCCGCAAGGATATCTACGACGAACTAAAGACGGCGCTAAACAAGTTAGAAGCAAGCTGGGACCAGGCTTTCCCTTAGGAGTAACATGAAACAAAGCACACCCCCAATTAAGACACACCGTACCTGCCCCTCGTGTGGTGCAGGGGGTAGCTACTCAGTGTGGGCTAACGGCTACGGGTACTGTCACGCCTGTGACAAGTCCTCTCACGGTGAGGCTACCCAAGAGAAACAAGTTCAACAAAAGGAACCAAGCCTTATGACAACAGACCTAACCCTTAAGTACCACCCTATGCGAGGCGTAGATGGTGACGTAGAGAAGTTCTACGGGGTACAGACAGGTATGTCTGAGAGTGGTGACCCAGTCACCCGAGTATACCCTTACCCTCACCGACCCAAGACACGTATCTTACCCAAAGACTTCTCTAAGAACTATGGGTTTACCAACGATTACCTCTTTGGTATGGACAAGTTTAACGCAGGTAGCTCTAAGTACCTGACGATTACTGAAGGGGAGGAAGATGCTCTTGCTGCTTACCAACTGTTAGGCAAGACTTTCCCTGTTGTATCCCTACCTTCTGCTGGTTCAGTCAAGTCTGTCCTCCAGAATAAAGAAGCATACAACTACATCAAAGCTTTCTCCGCTATCATCCTCGCTACTGACAACGACGAGGCAGGTAACAAGAGTGCAGAGATTCTCCAACGTGCATTCCCAGGGCGTTGCTACCGTGTAAACATGTCTACCCACAAGGATGCTTCGGCATACCTTCAGGCTGGTCACGGTTCAGACTTCAAGTATGCTTGGATCAATCGTCAGAAGTATGTACCTGACAATGTGTTCAACACGACAGACCAGTTCGAGAAGATTATCCGTGACGACAAAGGCTCTATGTATATCCCAACAGGTATCAAAGACCTTGACTCCCGTCTCCTAGGGCTAATGCAGGGCCACTTCACTGTGTTTACTGCACCAGAGGGCGTTGGCAAGCAACTACCGAACACGACCCTTATACCTACACCTACTGGGTTTCAGACTATGGGTGGGTTAAAATTGGGGGATGAGGTTGTAGGTGGTGATGGTAAACCAACTAAAATTA